ACTGTTACTTTCTCAATTGAGAAAGCCATTTGTGGGAATGTAATGGTACCGTTACCAAAACGCTCTAGTTCAGATGTAGGAACACCACCGGCATAGTTAACCTGGGTGTTGGTAGCTAGTTGGGTAAGGTTAGCACCAGCACCAGTAGAACCAACGTGGTTGTTACCTAAAGCGGCTGAGTTCTTATTGTAGCTAGAAAACTCAGTATTGGCTTCGTTATAGAATGCCTCATCGCCAGACTGATCGGTGTAACGTGAACGCATTGCGAAGATAAGACCGGTAGGACCAGTCATTGGCTGAACACCGCAGATGTCATATGCCATTAGGTTAGGCATAGAACGACGTACTAAACTGATAAGAACTGGATCGAAAATATCTACAGCACCAGAACCAGCTTCTGAAGTACCCATTGCATTGGTTGGGTTGTTTGCTTCAAATAGACGCTGGCTACCACGTACTTGATACTCAGCTTCGCGAAGAGCACGCTCGGTGTTCTCTAAAATCTGTGCAGTAACAGCACGCTTATGTGGATCCTTGATGGCCACAAGATCTGGATGCTCAAGGACTGGCTTCCATTTTGATTGGATTTCTTCATTTAAATACATAGAGTTTCCCCTTGGTGGTTAAGTAATATGGTTATTTATAATAATTATTTTTTAACCGATCTAGAAATAGCTTTAACATAATTAGCTACTGGACCGCTATACTGAGGGGTGGCAGCTGGCTGTTCTTCAGCCTGTTCTACTTCTTCCTGTACAATATCTTTACCAACAACAGTATCTTCTTTAAAATAGTTTTCTTTAACTATTTTAAGTTTCTTTTCATATGATTCTTCATCATTAAACTCAATACCTTCAGCTAGGGCATTAAATTTTTCTTGTTGTGCTAGAGAAAGACCTTGTGCTACTTCAGCCTTAATACTTTCTATAGCATACTCTTTAAGCATGCTTACCATTGTCATGTTGTCATTGATTGACTCATTTAGTTTTTCTTCTAACTCTTCTACTTTAGAGGTAAGATTATCAAGCACATCTAGTTTTTCTTCTGGAATTTCAATATAATTTTCTGTAAATAATCTCTTCATACCTTCAATGAATTCTTCCGTGATTTCTGATCGTAATGATGTTTCAATTGCAAGTTCATTTGCTTCCATCCATTGTTCGGCAACATAATTAATATACTGATCTACTTGTTCAGATAGTTTAACAGTGAATTCTGACAACTGTTCTTCTAATTCAGTATTAAATTTTTCTTCTAGTTCTTCTGTAATAGCTGCTACTTTAGCATTAACAGCAGCTTCAAAAATAGTTACTGCACGCTCTTTAAACTCTTCTGAAAGATCTTCCCCTTCAAAAGCTACTTCTAGTTTATAATCTTCTTGCTTAACTGAAGCAGTAACATTGGCTGCAGATGCAGCAGATGCTTTCATACTAACGCTTGCTTTGTTAGAAGCAGAAGCATCACCTGTAGCTTTTGTGTTGTTAGCGGCATCGGTATCTTCTATAGGTGTACCGGCTGTATTATTGACTTTATTCATACCTTCGCCTTGGGTTTTAGAATTAGGTAAAGTAGCGCGTTTGTTTTCGGGATCAGCTATAGTAACATCACCGTTCTGACCGCCTTTATTAATCATTTTTTCTAATAGAGTTTTCTTAGACATATTATCTCCTTAATCTATTTTTAATATTTATAAAATTATTTTCGTGACAATTCTTTAAAGAAAGATTCAAATACTTGTATTTTTACTTGCTGTAATCTCTTAGATGGAGTTTGTTGAATCTCCTTCTTGTACTGTTCTACTGTTTGTTGTCTAAGTATACCACCGTCCCATATCCATTCTACACCTTCCATAATACCTCTAACAAAGGCATCAGGTGCAGAAGGATCGGCAACAATATCAGCAGCTGTAGCAAGATAAAAATCATCCTGTACTTCCATAATGCCATCTTTATTTTCTTTAAGACTTCCCATACCTCTAGAAGATACACCAAGTTGTGCTTCTTCAGAGATTAAATTTTTTACAATATTACCATAAGGAGTATCAAGTACTTTAGCCTTACCAATAAAGTTATCACCTTCTCTAGTTAATGATTTAATAATATGACTAGCACGCTCTAAATTAATGGTAGGACCAGAAGGATGACCTAATTCACCAAATGCTCTATTTTTATTAACGTACTCGTCTGAATAACGTTTAACTTCTTTCTCTAGTACATTGGTACTATAAATTCTATTATTTCTATTCTGACGATTGCCTTGTAAGAATACACCTTCAATAAAGACTTCTTTTTTGCCGTCTTTTTCTTCTACTAGGTAACGTACTTCTTCGACGAGTTCGCTAATCAGTTTCATTAATAGTATCCTACAGAGGTTGCTTTAATGACTGCAGTACCAGTCACTTCTAATGTTTGAGTGGGCTCTTTAATAACATACTCTACACCATAACTTGAGTCCTTTGTACCTAGAGTAAAAGTGCCTAATGTAGTAGCGCTCTCTTTAAGTGTAATAAGTACAGTATTGGTAGAGTCTAGATTAACCACTCTAATAAGTGATCCATTACCTACGGTGTTAGCAGTTGTAAGAGTAATTTCGGTTGTTAGTACTTTTAAATCAGGCATGATTTTCCTCACTTAACACAGCTTCTAAAATTTGTTGTTCAATGCCTTCCTCTAGCATCTCAATCATAATACTTTTATCTTCTTCGTCTAGTGATGCAAACATTTCTAATAATGAAACATCCAGATCATCATCTTCGTATTCTTCCTTGGCCATTTTAGTAGCTGTAGCATACATAACTGCTTTGGCATCTTTACCGTATCTGGCTTTAAAATCACCTAGACTCTTTTTCATACCTTTAACATAATCTTCCCGCTTTTTCATCTCACCTGTATCAAGAGTACGTTCATCAATTTCTGTCTCTTCATTAGCACGAACTTTATGAACGTTTTTATATGTGATAGCATCTTGAGGTGTATCGTATCCATGACGCTCGGACTTACGTTCAATTTTTTTAACACCAGTACCTTTAAACATTTCATCATCATTACCATTGGCGTCGTCTATCATTTCAATGGAGTGCAAGTCAACGAATTTTTTCTCGTCAGGCATCTTTGGAGTGTAGGCAGTTGTACCTGACTCACCTTGAGCTTGACTTAAAGTTCTTTTAAGCTGACTGAGTGTCTTCGTCTTCTGCATAGTTATCCTCGTCATCGGTATTTTCTTCTTGATCTTTAAACATATTAGATGCTATTTCACGCTTACGTATTTCTAGTGCATCCATAACCTTTTGACCAATTAAATGATCAAAAGCTGCTTGTACTTTTACTGGTTCTTCTTCAACTGATGCATCAATTAAATCTTGTATAGTGTACATATTTACTCCAATTATTTATTTATTGTCTGGGTTCAGGGTTTGTAGGGACTGCGTCCATTGGCTGATCCCCATCCATCACTTGTTGCTGGTATCTAGGGTCTTGATCTTCTTCTTCCATCTCTTGATCCAGTTGGTTCATGTCTTCTTCTGTTTGTTGTAAAATGTTCTTTCTTATCCATTGATGTGAAACATATTTACCAGCAAAAGGATCAAGTTCAACTAATACGTTTAATCGCTCTTTCATCATTTCAATATTTTTAAGTTCAGCAAAATAATTATCTTTTGCATAATCAAATTTTATGTCTTGAGAAATATCAGAAAATTCTTTTAATGTCATTAGACCTTTAAGTACCAGCTGTTTTTCTAATGACTTAATAAATAGTTGACTAAAACGTGCACGTATACGATTTACAAACTTTGAGAATTTAACTTCGTCACGTTGAATTTCGGTTGAGCGTCCTACATTATAGGTAGACTCTACTTGCATTCTTGATTCTGGTACATTTAATGATCGATAAAGTTTCTTTTGAAAGTATTGTACGTCAGTCATTTCACCTAGGTTTTGACCACCTGGAAGTGTAGTAATTTCTGTACCTTTATTACCTTCACGTCTAGGAAGCCAATAGTCTTCCAACATGGTCATAAATTTACGATCGTCTCTTATCTCACCAGAAGTAGCATCGTATACTACTCGGTTTTTATGACGTGTCATCATATCACGTAGATATTGCTCGGCTTTCATTTTAGGTAAATTGCCAACATCAATATAAAAAATTCTACGTTCAGGTGCTCTTGATATTCTATAAATGACTGTAGCATCTTCTAAAGTTCTTAACTGATTAAGAACTTTTATAGCTTTATGTAAATATGATAGTACTACAGTATTATTTGCATCCATCAAACCAGATGTTACATGTATGATACTATCTTTTGCTATTCTTAATCCTCCAGTAACTGCTCCAGTTTGACTGGAGTTACCATTACCAGCGTTGTAATAGCCTTTTTCACTATATAAGAAATATTCTTTTTCTTTCTTTTGAACAGTTGCCCCTGTAGCTTGATCTTTTCTTTTAGCAACTTCTTTTATTTTTCTGATCTTGCGAGGGTCGATATATCTTAATTCTTTTATACCGTTTCTAGGATTAGTATCATCTAAAATTGCATGAAAGTATAAACGCCCATCTACATAAAAACGTTTAAATAATTCATATGATTGATTATTAAAGTTTAATATTCTTAAAAGAGCTTGAAACTCTTCATTAATAATACGCTTAACATTAGAAGTAAGCTTAGTTTTATCTAAATTTATTTTAACTATATCTTCTTCAGTTTCAGAAACTATTGCTTCATTAATCACATCATCGACTGCTGAATCAACTTCTGGTTGATTCATCATATCTCTATATTTAGTAACTAATTCAGCTTCAGTTTTAGCTGATCCTTCTAAATCAACATAGGTGCCATAAACACCTCCAGCGGCCACCATAACGGCGCCGTCATCTTCTACAGGAGGTGCAAACGATACTGGTTCTGGCCCTAAAGCCTCTGAACGCTTAATCTCAAATCCAAATAATTTCATATGTATAAATTAAAATAACGGGGCTTTTGCCCCGTTTAATTAAGCGCCGCCGGCGTTCCCGGTAACACCACCGGAAACTTCCCACCAATCATACTGGAATGTTACAGTAAATTCTTCAATTTGATCTGTTGCATTCCAATCTAATTCGATCGGTGCAATGGTTTGTGGAAAAATACCATTAAAAGTATAAATTCTAATTGGTACACCAGTCTTAGAGTACTGTGTTACTTGTGCATTAGCTTTGTAAAGTGAAGGAGCAGCTCCTCCAAATGTACGTAAGTTACCACGAAGTGAATTGATCTGATTTGACCATTGTTCCATAGCATTACGAATTAAAAAATCTTCATCATTAATAACTGTAACAGTCCAATCAGCAAATGTTCGATCACCAGCTAATCTAATTTTTCGTCCGAAATATGGTACTTCAATAATGCCCAGATCCGATCCTGGAATCTGGGCTGTTCTTACCATAAATGGGACTTTTATATCAGCAACACCATTGGCAGGGTTTTGAATCTGCACCTGAAATAATGTATTTCTGGCCCCGCCAAGTGTTAGTTGACTTCTAATCTCATTTACTGAAAATGCCATGTTTGTTCTCCTTGTCTATTATTTATTAGAACTGTCCGACAATCTCGGAGAACTCAACACCTGTTCTTACAGCAACAAAGTTCAACTGAATAAAGTTAATTGAACGAGCTGGTTTGATGTAAATGTCGCCGATAAACTCGTTACGATCAATAACTTCACCGGTGTTGTTAGTCTCATCACAAACTACTCTAAAGTCTGTGATACCACGACGTCCTTGTACATCACGTAAGAATGGCTCGATTAAGTTCTTAAACTGAGCACGAGTAAATTCATCGTTAAATTCAAACAATGTAAACTTAGCTGCAGTTGCAATTGCTTTTTCAAGTACGATAAACAAACGTCTTACATTTATACGATCGAAAGCAGATGGTTTGGCAAGCAATGTTTTGTCACCAAATAATAGAGTACCTTGACCTGGGAATGTGTTAACAGGATTAGCACCATTCTTATAAAGGTAATCACGCTGGGCTTTCTTAGGATTAAATGCAAGCTTGACTACGTTTTTAATAATACCCCTGTTGTATCCTGCAGGAGAATACCATGGGTCACGAGTATCATCTGTTCTAACGCATAAGCCAGCAATATCACCATTTAAAGGTACAAAACGATATACATCATTGTACTTGTCATATTGGTATTTGTAGCCTGTGTCTAATACAGCATAAGAAGTCGATGTTAAAGAGTTGCGGAATGTAATAATATCTTCTGCTTCATCCCCAGCACTATTGCTAACCACATCAGCCTTATCTGGTGATACGAATACTACACAATCTTTTCTAACTTCAGCAATATTATCAATTAAATGGTTTGCTAATTGCTCGCCATTTGTGCCGCCTCTTGCTTTACCTTGTAATATTAAAGAGACATCTACATCTTCAGCTGATTTAAAGAAGTCGTACCCTACTGCAAGTTCAGCTAAGGTTACATCATTCTCATCATTGCCATCATGCCCGTGCTTAAATGATAATGTTAGTGGAGATGTATTACTTAGAGAAGCAATATTTGTAGCTGTGTTCAGATACCCTGTTGTTCTATCAGTACCATAATAAACGTACCTACTATTTGTATTAAGAATATCTTTAATGTAAATAGTAGTTCCATTGTCTGACTTAGCATTAGATGCGCGTGATAATCCTTGGTATACCTCTAAAATAGTACCTGGTATACCAGAAATTTGACCATCTTCATCTACAATTACAGCATGAACTTCATCATTAGCTGATGTATTTCCAAATTGTGCTACGTATGCCGACTGGCCTGGTGCTTTTTCTACGCTATCGGCATATTCCCAATAACGTTTTAAGTATCCAGCTGCTGTTGTACTTACGTTTGCAATGGCTGTAGCACCACCAAAAGTAACAATTGTTGACTTAGTAGCTACGTTAACGGTAAAGGTTGCTTGAGTGGCAGTGTTAGTGACTGATCCAATAGAAGTTACTCTTAATTTTTGAGTACCTATAGTCGCATTACCTACTTCTATTAAATCACCTACAGTTAAAGAAGAACGAAGAGTGCCAGCATAAGTAACTGCAACACCTACACCATGGGTAGTATTAGATACATCAGTAGTGTTAGCAGCTCCAACAGTAACAATTACAGTGTTGGTGCCAACGTTAGATGTTATATAAGTTAATTCACCGTTTGCTGTAGTAAAGTGAGTAGCATTAGAAAATGCAAGTACGGTGTTTGAAAAGAAAGCAGTACTAGTATCACATACACTTATTTTTAAAGAGTTACCTAGTTCACCTGGGTAACGTGCAATATATCTTACATTAGTTTCAGATGCAATATTAGTAATAACAGCATTGCTTTCAATCTCATCATCATTCTTAACAATAATGTTAAGAATAGAGGATACAGAGCCAACGTTAGCAATAGCAGAAAATGCACCTTGTTTTTGTTGAAAGAATAAGGTACCGCTGTTAGCAAATATTCCTGAAGATAGACCGTTTGCCACCCCAGTAAAAGTAACATTAGATGTAGTGCTATTGGCACCAGCAGCAATAGCTGATACAGTAAGACGAGTATCACCACTATAGGCAATATCGCCTACTGCAATAGACGATTGTAAATTTGAAGATAGCTTAATAGTTGTATCATTAGTTACACCATCTGAAGCTATAGTAGCAGTAACAGTAGCTGCTGCTATATTAGCTGTTCTAACAGCATACAGCTTATTACCATATGATAAAAAGTTTGCAGCAGTAAAAAATGTCTCTGGATTAAAATTAGTTGGCTTACCAAAACGATTAACCAGACTATTTTCAGAATCAACTAGAACACGTTTGTCTACAGGCCCCCAACGAAACACTCCAGCAATAGCGCCTTCGGTTGTCGATACGGCTGGAACAACAGTGGTCAAGTCAATCTCAGTTACATTAACACCTGGACTTACTTGGAATGGCATGTTATTCTCCCTCAAAAGGTTTATTTAGCATAGCTTTTAAATATTTATAAAAGCAAGAAGTTAAGCTCTCATCCATTCATCAAACGACATATTTTCAAGATCTTTTATCTTAGGTTCCTCAAAAACATAATCTTCTCTACCGTTATCTATCAAACCAAAAGGAAGAAGATTTTCTTCCAACCTCTTTTCATTTTCTAGAGCAAACCTACGTCTAAAATCCAGGCTAGTTAATTCTCTAAAATACGTTTGATCGGTCATCCAAGAAAATAGCACACAACACATCACACAATCATCGTTGCCTTCTTCAGCTGCGTAGGATGATCCCTTATGTATAAAACGAAACATTTCTTGTACTGTATGGTAGTCTTGTATAATTAACTTGTCATTTTCTATAAGTGTTTTAAAGTTACTACAGCCGAGTTTTTTAACAGCGTTAGTGGTTCTAACTCCTGCATGAGCATTACCTCTAAAGCCAGAAGTTATTCTAGTGCCTTCACGATTAATATTATCTGTAAAAAACATATTTTCATATTCTAAGTCATGAAATAATATATCTGCTACTTGCTGACCAACATCATTTGTTTCTACTAAAACATACGCATTATTATAATGTTTAGCAACTGGTAAAATAATTTGAGGGTAGAGCATAGGGTCGATCAAATTATTTCTATAAGTAGCTACGTCCTTGTAAGGTAATTCAGTTGTATCAAAGACTTTAAAAGCTGAGTAGTCCCCTTCAACACCTCTAGATGTATCTACAACTATAACATACAATCTGTTCTCTTCAGGCTCTTGATATATTTTTAAATCATTATTATCTTTTATAGGCTCGCTATATGAAAGAGTTCTTAACTTAGCACCTGATATCAAAGTAGAAGTCGAACCTAAAAACTCACATTCAAACTCTTGTCTAAATTGTTCCTCAGAAGTATTTTTAATAGTAGTTTGTTTCCAGTTTTCATCTCTACCTGGAACATCACTCCAATGAACCTCTATCCTTTTATATTCATTGCGACCTTTTTCACTATCAGCCCATAATTTATAAAATAAATTTAATCCCTTAGGCGTGGAAGTAATTATTACTTTTGTTGTTTTACCAGAAGAAATAGTAGGATAAACAGAAGCAAAAAATTCTTCTTGTATATGGTTAGGAACAAACGCAAACTCATCCAAGTAAATAAGGTTTTGAGAAGTACCACGGAGTGCTGAAGATGCTGTGGAGCTAGCAGATATAGAAGAACCATTTTCTAATTCTACAGATCCTTCATTCCATTTTATTATACCTTGTTGAAGCCATTTAGGTAGTGCTTCGTAGGCTAATTGAATACGTCCTAATATCTCTCTTGATTGTTCTGCTTTATGTGCTAAGATTGCTACCGAATAATGCTCGTTAAA